ACGAGCCCAGGGGGCGCGGGCGCTGATGGCGCTTGCGTTCGAGACGACCTATGGAACGCCGCCCGCCAGCGGCTTCACCCGCATGCCCTTCGCCAGCACTTCGCTCGGCGCGGAGCAGCCGCTGCTGAACTCAGAGCTGCTCGGCTACGGCCGCGATCCGCTGGCGCCGATCAAGGACGCGGTGACCGCCGATGGCGATGTCGTGGTGCCGCTCGACGCCGAAGCCTTCGGCTTCTGGCTGAAGGCGGCGTTTGGCGCGCCCACGACCACCGGTACGGAGGCGCCCTACACCCACGAGTTCCAGTCCGGGTCCTGGACGCTGCCCTCGATGTCGATCGAGACCGGCATGCCGGAGGTGCCGCGCTATGCGATGTATTCCGGCTGCGTGCTCGACCAGATCACCTGGCAGATGCAGCGCTCGGGCCTGCTGACCGCGACGGCGCGGCTGGTGGCGCAGGGCGAGATGGTCGGCACGACCACCAGCGCCGGGATGCCCGCCGCGCTGGAGTTGAAGCGCTTCGGGCATTTCAACGGCGCGATCACCCGCAACGGCACCGCTCTCGGCAACGTGGTCTCGGCCGAGATCACCTACGCCAACAACCTCGACCGGATCGAGACCATTCGGAGCGACGGCCGTATCGACGGCGCAGACCCGTCCATCGCAGCAATGACCGGCCGCATCGAGGTCCGTTTCGCCGACCAGACGCTGGTCACGCAGGCGATCAACGGCGAGGCCTGCGAGATGGAATTCGCCTACGTCCTGTCCTCGGGCGAGAGCTTGCGCCTAACCGTGCACGCCGTCTACCTGCCGCGCCCGCGCATCGAGATTTCCGGACCACAAGGCGTGCAGGCCACCTTCGACTGGCAGGCCGCCCGCGACAGCACTGTCGGCCGGATGTGCACCGCCACCCTGATCAACGATGTCGAGGCTTACTGATGATCCGCCTGAACCTGACCGCCACGCCTGAATGGCTGGACCTCGCCCCCGGCCTGCGCCTGCAGGTCGCCCCGCTGACCACCGCGCTGATGGTGTCGGCGCGGGCTGACGCGTCCGTTGAATCGCTTCCCGAAGGCGCAAGCCAGGAAGACCTGGCGCTCGCAATGGCCAAGTCCGTCGCCCGCCGCGCCGTGCTGGACTGGGAGGGCGTCGGCGATGACGCGGGCAATGCCGTGCCCGTCACACCCGACGGCATCGACGCCCTTCTGGACATCTGGCCGGTTTTCGAGGCCTTCCAGACCCAATACGTCGCGCGCGGCCTGCTGCTCGACGCGGAAAAAAACGCCTCCGCGCCCTCGCCGACTGGTCCTTCGGCGGGGGCGACAGCTACTGCGCGGCCTGCGAAGGGCCGTGCCCGGACTGCCCCGCAAGACTGAACCGGCCGCTGACCCACGACGGCTGGCAGGTCTGGGATCTGATCGGCCGCCTTGGCGGGCAGTTGCGCGTATCCCCCGGCGCCGTGCTCGGCTGGGACATGGGTGCCGCGCTGGCCATGGCGCAAGCGCTGGGCGTGAACACCCTCATTGCCGCCGAGCTGCTGCCCGAGATCGAGGCGGTGATGGTGCGCAAACTGAACGAACAGTTGGAAATGACCGATGGCTGAAAAACGCGTCTCCGTGCGTCTCGTGGCGGAAGGCGGCCGCCAGGTGCGCGCCGAGCTGGAAGGCGTGGGCACAGCAGGGGCCCGGGGCTTTGGCCGTCTGTCGCGCGAGATGGAGCTCGCCAATGCGCGCGTGGCCGCCTTTGCCCGCCGCGCCACGCTGGCCGCCGCGGCGGCCACGGCTGCGTTGGCGGCCGCCGGGGCCGCGATGATCCGCTCCGGCCTGCAGACGGTCGACGCGCAGGCCAAGCTCGCCCAGTCGCTCGGCACCACCGTCGCCTCGATCCAGACGCTGGAGCGCGCGGGCGAGTTGGCGGGCGTGTCGATGTCCGGCATCGAACAGGCGACAAAGGATCTGACGCGCCGCCTCAGCCAGGCGGCCGCCGGCACCGGCCCCGCCGCCGACGCGCTCGACCGGCTCGGCCTTTCCGCCACCGACCTGATTGCTCTGCCGCTCGACGAGCGCGTGGGCGCGATCAACGCGGCCATCGAGGGTTTCGTGCCCGCCGCTGAACGCGCGGCCGTCGCGGGTCAGCTCTTCGGCGAGGAAGGCTCGATCGCCATGAGTCGGATCGACACGGCAACATTGCGGCAAGCCACGGAGGACGTGCGCGCCTTCGGGGTTGTGGTCTCGGAAGCTGACGCCGACCAGATCGAGCGGACGAACGATGCGATTTCCCGGCTCGGGCTGATCTGGCGCGGGCTGTCGAACCAGCTGGCGGTCGCGGCGGCCCCGGCGCTGGAGGCTGTCGCCAATGCGCTGGCCGCCGTCGCGCGCACCACCGGGCCGCTCGGCATCGCGATCCGCAGCCTCTTCGACAACATCGGGCGGCTGACCACCTATGCCGCGACCTTCGCAGGCATCATGGCCGGGCGCTGGGTGGCGGGCATGGCAGCGGCGGCGCTCTCGGTGCGCGGGCTGGCCATCGCGCTCGTGGTGCTGCGTGGCGCCCTGATCCGCACAGGTATCGGGGCGCTCATCGTCGGCGCCGGCGAGCTGGTCTATCAGTTCACCAGGCTGGTCGCCGGAACGGGTGGCGTGGGCGAGGCGTTCCGGCTGCTGGGCAATCTCGCCAGGGAGGTCTGGTCGCGCATGGGGCTGGCGCTCGATGGTGCGCTGGCGCGCATGGCGGCAGGCTGGGAAGGGCTGAAGGCTGCGGGGATTTCGGCGCTTGAAGGGACCATCGCGGGCGTGGTCAGTTTCGGGGACCGGACGGCGGCCATCTTCCAGGGAGCCTATGACACCGCCGTGGCGATATGGGGCAATCTGCCCGGTGCCATTGGCGACTTTGCGTTTCAGGCGGCGAATGGGCTGATCTCCGGTGTCGAGGCCATGCTGAACGGCGTGGTGACCCGGATCAACAATTTCATCAACGGGTTGAACGCAGCACTGGCACTGCTGCCGGAATGGGCCACCGGCGAAGATGGCGTGCGCATCGGCACGCTGGATGCTGTGGAACTGAGCCGCATCGGAAATCCGTTCGAGGGCGCCGCGACCGCCGCTGGGGCTGCCGCCGCCGATGCCTTCTCGGCGGCGCTGTCACGCACTTATCTGGAACCGCCCGACCCTGGCCTTGGCGAGATGGCCGAGGATGCCACCAACCGGGCCGCGGCGTATCGCGAGGCCGCCGGTATCCTGGCGGATGCCGCCGACCGGCCGATGCAGAGCTGGCAGGCGTTGAAGGACGCCATTGCCGGAGCGGGCGCAGAGGGGGACGCCGCACTGAATGAGGCCACAGATGCGGCCAACCGGTTCGATCAATCGATCAGCGAAGCCGGGCGCGCCGCTGGTGGTGCTGGTGCGGCGGCGGCCGACGGTGCCGAAGCCGCGAGGACCGGATGGGACGCTGCGGTTGCCACCCTTGCCGATTATGCCGCCAGGGCGCGCGATATCGGCGGTGATATCGGCCAGACGCTGGTCGGGGCTTTCCGGAGCGCCGAGACCGCCGTCGCGGACTTTGTGAAGACCGGCAAGCTCGACTTTGGTGACCTCGTCACCTCGATGATTGCCGATCTGGCCAGGCTCGCGGCCCGGCGGTTCATCCTGGGGCCGATCGCCAATGCGCTCTCGGGCGCGCTGGGCGGTGCGGGCGGTCTGTTCGCCGACATCCTGCACGCAGGCGGCATGGTCGGATCGCCCGGCCCGGGCCGCATGGTGCCGGCGTTGGCATTCGCCGGTGCCCCGCGCATGCATACCGGCGGCTGGGCGGGTCTGCGACCGGACGAGGTGCCCGCCATCCTGCAACGGGGTGAGCGGGTGCTGTCGCGCCGGGAGGCGGCTGGCTATGGCCAGTCCAGCGGCGCCCCCATCGTCAACGTCACCATCATGGCGCGCGATGCCGAGAACTTCCGGCAATCGCGAACGCAGGTCGCCGCCGACATTGCCCGGGCCGTGTCGCTCGGGCGGAGGGGGATGTGATGGCGTTTCATGAAGTGCGCTTTCCTGACGATATCAGCCGTGGCGCGCGCGGAGGCCCGGAACGGCGGACCCAGATCGTCGAGCTGGCCTCGGGCGATGAGGAGCGCAACGCCAGCTGGGCCAACTCGCGCCGCCGCTATGATGTGGCTTACGGCATCCGCCGCGCCGACGATCTGGCCGCTGTCGTCGCCTTCTTCGAGGCCCGCAACGGCCGCCTGCACGGGTTTCGGTTCAGGGATTGGGCGGATTACAAATCCGGCCTGCCGTCACAGGCGATCACGCCAACGGATCAGGAGATCGGTACCGGCAATGGCAGCCTCACCACCTTCGCGCTGCTGAAGCACTACAGCTCCGGCGCGCAGAGCTGGACCCGCGCCATCGCAAAGCCGGTCGCGGGCAGCGTGCGCCTCGCGCTGGGCGGGGTCGAGCAGATGTCGGGCTGGAGCGTCGATACCACCAGCGGCGTTGTAAGTTTCGACACCGCCCCCGGCGCGGGCGTGGCCATCACCGCAGGCTTCACCTTCGACGTCCCCGTCCGCTTCGACACGGACACGCTCGACGTCACCCTCGACATCGAGCGCCTCGGATCCATCACCTCCATCCCATTGCTGGAGATCCGTCGATGAAACAGCTCGACCCCGCGCTTCAGACGCATCTCGACGACGGCACGACCACGCTCGCCTGGGTGTGGCGCATCACGCGCGCCGATGGCGCGAGTTTCGGCTTTGCCGATCACGACCGGACGCTCAGCTTTGACGGCACGGACTTCGAGCCAGAAAGCGGGCTGACGGCGTCCGAAGTCCGGTCGGGCTCGGACCTGTCGGTCGACGCGCAGGATGCAGAGGGTGTGCTGACCTCCGACCGGATCACCGAGACCGACATTCTCGACGGCCGCTGGGACAACGCGGAGGTCGAGGTCTGGCGGGTGAACTGGGCCGACACCGGCCAGCGCGTGTTGATGCGGCGCGGCGCCATTGGCCAGATCCGGCGCGGGCGGCTGGCCTTCGTCGCCGAGGTGCGCTCGCTCGCCCATGTGCTGGGCCAGACGGTCGGGCGAACCTTCCAGGCGAGCTGCGACGCCGCCCTCGGCGACGCGCGCTGCGGCGTCGACCTCGATGATCCCGCCTACAAGGGCACGGGCGCCGTCATCGATCTCCTGCGCGACCGTGCCTTCACCGCCTCGGGGCTCGGCGGCTTTGCGGCAGGCTGGTTCACCTTCGGCACTGTCGAGTGGACCAGCGGCGCGAATGCCGGGCGCCGCGCCGAAGTTCTGGGCCACGATGTCGCTGACGGTATCGCCGTGCTGACGCTGCTCGAGACGCCGGTCCGTGCCATCGTCGAGGGCGACGCGTTCACCATCCGCGCGGGCTGCGACAAGCGCATCGAGACCTGCGGGGCGAAATTCGCCAACACGACCAACTTCCGCGGCTTTCCGCACATCCCCGGACAGGACGCCGTGCTGCGCTACGCCAGCCGGGATGGTGGGCATGAAGGAGGCGTGTTGTGAGAGCCCGCGCCGATCCGGACAGGGTGGTCGCGGCGGCGCGGTCCTGGCTTGGCACACCCTACCACGATCAGGCCAGCCTGCGCGGCGTCGGCTGCGACTGCCTTGGGCTCGCCCGCGGGGTCTGGCGCGAAGTGGTGGGGCCGGAGCCTTTCCCGATCCCACCCTATAGCCGCGACTGGGGCGAGACGGGCCCACGCGAGGTGCTGGCGGAAGGCGCGGGTGCCGTGATGATCGAGGTGCCGCCGGCCGAGGCGGGGCCCGGCGCGCTGGTCCTGTTCCGGATGATGCCGCGCGCCATTGCCAAGCATGTCGGGATCCTCACCGGGCCCGACAGCTTCCTCCATGCCTACGAGCGGCTGGGCGTCATCGAGGAACCGCTGACCCCATCCTGGCGACGGCGGATCGCCTTCGCCTTCCTGTTTCCGGAGACCACCTGATGGCGACGCTTGTTCTCGGGGCTGTCGGGTCGGCCATCGGTGGGAGCATCGGTGGCACCATCCTTGGCGTCAGTGCCACGACCATCGGCGGCTTCATCGGGTCCTCCATTGGCGGCGTGGTCGACAACTGGATCGTGTCCTCTCTGACCCCGGCGCAGCGCATCGAGGGCGCACGGCTCGACAGCCTTCGGATTACGTCCTCGACCGAGGGCGCTGTCATCCCCCGCGTCTACGGGCGCATGCGGATGGGCGGCAACATCATCTGGGCGACGGATTTTCGGGAGGAGACCAACACCACCACGCAGGGCGGCGGCAAGGGCGGCGGGGGCGGCAAGGTCAAGACCACCGAGTATCTCTACTACGCCTCCTTCGCCGTGGCGCTCTGCGAGGGC